TTATCCGTCATGCTGATACCTGATTAGTGTCGATTCCTGCTGAAATTACAACCGATCCAGTGATAATCTCTCCGTAAACAATTGGATGGCTAGTTCCTGCACGGCTAGTATTTTGCACCCCAGAAAAACTAAATGATATTCTAGGATCTTGTTCATTACTGAACTCCTGTGGTTTAGGTAGAGGAAATAATATTTCAGTTACTCCCTGTATTGCTAAACCAATTCCTGCGTTCATAGCAAATGCACCTAAACCTTTTAATCCCAAACCAGTACCTCCGAACATTTTTAATGCACCAAAACCTCCTGGACCTGTTGCTATTGCAACTCCTATTAATACTGCTCCCAGTAAAAATTTTCTAGTGCCTCCACCAGCACCAGTAATGACAGGAACAATACTAATATCAGATTGTCCTATTGGGTTATGTACGTCATCCTCACCTATCTCGTAATCATCGACTAATACCTGGTAGTAACGATCTGCCATGTGTGCTTCCAATCCTGGAAAATTACTTAGTAGAAATCTCATGGCATCAGCAGTAGAAGTTATTACTGCATCTAATTCTTTATGTCCAACAAACTCTGCAAGTTCTCCGTAAAGTCTAACTGTTCTGAGCATAGCGATACCTCTTACCAGTACATTTTAACAACCACTCAGAATATGGTTCTCTACAAGATAGTCTATCTGCTAAATGATGTAAAACCATATCTCCAAGAAAAATAGCTACATGATTTAAAGTTGGGTGCATGATAGACATTAATAATACATCTCCCTTCTCTAACTTCTCATCGCTTCTAAGTTCTCTGAATCCTGTTCTCCACGCATAACTTTCAAACAAAGGATCATCTAAAAACTCCTGTGGTGTCATACTTCTTTCATAATCTTTTAATTCAATATTCTTTTCCTGTTTATACCAATCTCTAACTAGTGACCAACAATCAGTAACTCCCCAGACCCACGGACGACCCAATAAATCTGGAACGTAACCTTCGGGAATACATTCTCCCCACTCTTCTGTTTTAGGGTTAACAATATGCCACGGAAGTTTACTATGTTCACAACTGATGCGATCAGCCTGACTAGGTATAGGAGGTGTGATTGGGTGACTGTGAACTACAGCTATAATCTCACCTGTCTTATCTGCATTTACATAATCTTCTGGATTTAAAATGAAATTCTGATGGTCTGTAATAGCTAGATTTTCACAAGGAAAATATCTTTGTTTACCTCTAACATTAAGAAGTAAACCAACAGATTCTTTTGGGTCTTGGTCTTTCGCATGAACCAACGCATCATCTCGCCAAGTCATTGATTAAACGTGCCAATAGAAGGAAACAAAGCACGAGTACACTGCCTTTTAGGTGCTCGTACTCCTGCCATATCAGTAGATGCAGCTAACTCAAACTCAACTATTTCTCTATTTTCTGTTGATTTACGATCCACAATAAATATCTGACGTTTAAACTCTGCTGTTGGGTCTGGTGTTCCTAAAGGATTAGTATTACCAGGAAAGTTTACAGCATCTAAGAATCTAGCCATTGTTCTTATTCTCGTAAAAGTAGAGCCAGTAAGATCATTACCTGCTGTTACCTGATTAACACTGACCAAAATAGATGAGATTAATCCTGTTGCATTACTTACTCGTAGTTTAGGTCTAGGTAGTTGACCACGTTGATATGCGAAACCTGTAGCTTCAATAGGAAATCTAAGATATGAATTACTTGCAAAGATTATCTCACCATTAGCATCTAAGTTTGATCCTGAATGAAATCTATAAATAGTATTTGCACCATGTAACGCTGTATCTAGCTGTAATACAAAAAGTTCAATAATTGCTGAAGGGTTTATCTTTTGAACTTCACTGAAAACAGGTCCAGTACTCATGGTTCAAACACCTCCCTAAACGTAACCTGTATTGTTGCCCTATTTAAATATGGGATTGATTTGCTCCACGTTTCGCACACAAACTGAGAAGAACTTGCTTCTCCAGGTGGTGTAAAAGTAAAGCTGGCACTATCATTTGCTCTTGCATCAAGAAAAGTTTCTATTGTATCTGCATCTGATTCCGAGACTTCAAAAGTAAAATTAAATACTTTTGGATTTTGATGTTCTGCAAGACCAAACTTAATACGATGTTCGTAACCATCAGCAAAGCGGACAGTTGTAGTAATCGGTTGTGATCTTTTCTGCTGCCCGTATTTTGGTGTAATTGAGGGAAAAGTAGCCATTATGCAAGTAAACCTCCAGGTCTTTTTTGTTGTAATATCTCAGATTGTACTGCTGCCGATATGACACGACCAAGTTCTCTTCCCTGCTCTTCGTCACCTTCAACAGACGATCCAGAGGCATCTACATTTACGACTACAGTGGTTGATCCACCTAGAGAATGGTTTGGCACTATGGTACCTGCTCTATCGGGCACAAATAGCTCTGGTCCTTTCTCTCCTACTATTGATGGTCTACCTACTGGTGGCCTACCGCCATTAGCATATTCATAAAATTGTCCAGGAGCAGCTTTAAAAGGATTAAAGTCTGGAGTAGTTCTCTCTAATGAATTACTTGATATTAATTTATTATTATTTCCTCCTAACATATTTGAAAATATTCCCATAATCCCTGATCTTACCTGTGCTGCTAATATCTGTGCAGCCATATCTATAAAATGATCTGCTGTGCGTTGAAATAGATTTCTTAGTGCTTCTTGAGCAGTCATGGAACCTTTAACAATTCCTTTAAATGAATCAGCAAATGAATTTCCCATATTCTTACTGAGAGCATCAATCTGCGTTAAAGGTTCAATCAATCTATTCAATTCATCAACGGGTGCTTTGATAATTGCTTGCCTTTCCAGTTCCCTATTAAATTCTTTTTGAATCTCCAGCAACCGTAAAGCCTCATTAACTTTTTGGTCGAAACTCTTCTGGGCCTTTTCTCCTCTAAATTCAGCAGCTTCGTCCAAGTCCATAAATGAACCACCCCCTGCAAGCCCAAAAAACGCACTGTCTGGATCGTTTTTAACAAACTTACCTTTAAATGGGTTAAATCTAGTTGCTACTTGTTGAAAGAAATTTAATCTTTTTGCTTCTTCCTTCGTTATTGTTCTTTGCTTATTAATAATACCGTCAAGAAGAAAAGACTCCGCTTCTCTTGCATTTTTACTTTTTAAGACTTGTAAGGCAGCTTCAGCTTGATCTAAACTTAATTCTTTAGATAGTCCAGGTAATGCGTCTAGTATTGATCTATTGTTTTTTAAATCAGAAAATGTGTTGAATATACTTTCTTTTCCAAATACTTGATTTAGAGCTATTCGTGCCTCACCTCCAAATTGCTTAAAAGAATTTAATGCTGCAAGTGCTTCTTCTTTTGCCAGCCCTAATGATTTTCCAAATTGCGTTACTTGTTTAGCTGTAAGATTAGATACACCTCCTGTAGCTTGTATAGATACATTTAATCTATCTATTCCAGTTCTAAACTCGTCAGCCTGTTGAATTTGAGTTAATAGGGCAGTCGCTACAAGACCTCCTGCAAATCCACCAGTTTGACCTCCTAATAGTCCTCCAAGAGCACCTCCAGCAAAACCAGTGACACCTCCAGCTACTCCCTGACCGAATAATAAAGGAAACGCACCACTAATTAATGCTCCTGATAATACACCGCTTCCGCCTCCTGCAGCTACAGTTGTGCCTCTACCTTTGCCTGGTAACATTCTTCCCTGACTATCAAAATTCAAAGGTGAACTCGGGCCTAGAGGTATTTTTGAAGTTGGTCTAACTGCTGCTTTCTTAACTACTTTTGATGTATCTTTCTCTAACTTATTTTGTTTTGCTTTCTCTTTTGTTATTTGTTGTTCTCGCCTAAAAGTTTTGGTTGCTAAAGCTAGTTTATCTCTTTCTGTTTTTAGGGCTGCCTTTCCTACACCCTTTTGACCCATTGCAATATCGTTTAATTTTTTTATTCTTCGCTCAAGATTATTTAACTGCTGGTTAATCTTCCTAACATTGAGTTGTATATTTACTTCGTAATTAGAACCAGCCACTAATTCAAATAAAACATTGCTTTTAGTTTAGCGTACCTTACGATATTGAGCTTTCTTTTGTGCATCTTCGTAGGCTTTATCTTCCCTTTCATTCTTAAGTGTAAAATATGCGTTCCAAGCATAAAGTTCTTTCAGTGTCATCTTCTTCTTTAGATCACCTAATGTCATTCCTAGCTGTTCCGCAATAAAGAATTGAAGATAGAGATAATTATTCTTGTCCAGATGTGCTTTTTACCGCATCAGGAGTAGCCTCCTCACCCACTCCCTGCATTTTTGTCATTAATTCTATTAAAACTGCCATCGGTATTTCCCGTCTTAAACTTGCTCTATCTCCCTCAGAAAATAACTTGTTACCATTTTCATCTTCCGCTTTATTTATTATTATTTGGAGCGAGAACTCAAGACTTCCTTCTTCTTGTCCCCTATTGGACGCTATTAAAGTAGCATTTATGGTGTCTCTATCCGCAATAGTGAGAGGTCGCCAATATACAGTTAAAATTAGTTCACCATCTTTATAAATAGGATAACTACTTCTACTATCTATACTAAATGCTTGCTTTAGTTTGTCGATTGCTCTTTCTGCTGCCATAGAGTTAAGTTTATTATTCTTACACTATACTACTACTTTATTACTTAAAGCCAACCTTTTTAAATGCTTTGTCTATATCTTTGTTGATAAGCCCACCTAATGTATAGACGTTGTACCAGCTTACCGACTTCGCAGTTATCTTATGTTTTCTTGCGTGTTGTGCGTATGTGACCTGCTCATTTTTAAGGTTAGGGAGAGTCTGACCTGGAGCGTTTATAGCAAAACCAGCATACTTAGCTCTGTTTCCAACATATAAATCCTGGCCCATCTTTGCCGTAGGAACTCTTGCGTTTTTAAACACTCTTGTTGTACGAGGAGGAATCATAAAGAAAGGTGTGTCAGGATTTCTTTTTCTTCTTGGTTTGACAGGAACTTTAGATACGACCCAGTTTTCACCGAATGTTCCTGTCCACCACGGACCATCTTCAGTAAGGGAATGTACTATATCTTTTGCTAACTGCTTTCTTCCTTTGAGAATGTCTTTTCTTAAGTCAGTAGTTAGTCTGGATAATGGTTTTCTGCTAGGCATTGGCACTGAAGTCGCAGCTAACGACTGTTAAAAAATGACTGTCTCCCTCTACAGTAACAGCCGTTGGACCTTCTATTTCCGAGACTCTAGGACTCACTGCAAACTTATCCACATAAGTAGAACTATTTATAGAGGCTAAACCTGTTATTACAGATTCGGCTATAGCTGTTGCGGTAGCACTACCACGATTGGGAGGAGTCATTATTCCACATCTTATTGAACCTGCGTAGTATTTTTGGGCTGCTCCCTGTGGCTGCGTTGTAGATTGGCTAAAATTTAGATTTACCATTACATATTTTTTGTTCTTACCTGGAGTTGAAAAAGGCATATTATCAAAAATTACATCTACGGTTGGATCGGTGTCAGTTACCGAAGTTAAGATTGCATTTTCAAATGCTGCTCTTGCTTTTACTAAACA